GTATTTCCCTGCGGGATAAGGATGATCACCTACAAGCCGTATGCAAGAGCTCGTAGGTGATCAAGGCTGCATAGGCAGTGAACAGCCTTTGATATTTTACTCGCGCTTCGTTTACTGACGTAGCCCGGAAAGCTCTTAAATGTGGAAACTACTGCCAAACTTTTTCACCGATTTTCACAGCTGCCATGATGGCTTGTTCGGTTTCTTTGTAAAAATTTGGGGTGGCCAGTTCCCAGCGTCCATTCCTGTGCACCATAAGCAGGTAGTCAGAGATAAGTCCTGGATCCTTAACTACGGCAAAAGTCAGCATATCCGTTGAGGGTTTGGGCAAAACGTTATCCGGAGGGAGGTAGATCCGTACCCCGGAGACAATCACATTCGCAATTTCCATCACTCCTCCATCATCCACATATCCGCCTCTTCAAACATCTCCTGGACAACCCGGCTGATTTGCTCTTTTTCGTGCTTGCTGGCATCGGTATTGATCGCCGGCAAAGTCATCATCGGCTTTACACGTACCTCGGCATCGGGAAAAATCCCGTGGACTCGCTTAGTTAATTCAGCCGTAATTGTCTCCCTTGCACCGGCCATCCCCTCAAAGTTTCTCTTGTCGTAAATCAGTTCCACCAACATTTCACGTCCCTCTTTACTGGATATAATTACAGTGTGCGCCGGGAGACCGGTAGAGATCAAGGGGTGAAAGTCCCCGACCATTGAAGGACCAGCAATCCACAAGGTCCCCGAGTCATGCGTTGCATACCGCGAGGTATGGGGCGAAGCGTTGACAGGGGTGTTGACAGGCCAGCCATTGAGCCACGAAATGTATATTAAATTACCGGGTGCCGACGTTGTACTGTTAACGGAAGGCAAACATCATAGGGTGCGATACTGCGAGTGCCACATGGACCCGGCGGGGTCTGAGACCCTGGCATGTCAATACGATCTCTACGCGGGAACCGGGAGATCTCCCCTCTGACCATCTGCCAGTGTCGGAGATGGCCCGCACCGGGAAGACGAGGAGTCATAGCCGGTGATGTACGGAGAGGAGAAGTCGGACTCGCTCATAGTAGCGGCGAAGCAGGCGAACAACCCGAAAGGAGCGGAGTCAGTGGAGCGAAGGAGCGGGGCCAAGGGGAACGCGGAACAGCCACACATGCGCCGGACACAGAGCCGGGAAAGCATGTCACAGAGGCTGTCACGCGTGCGGGAAGCTGCGAAGCAGCGGAAGAAAGAACGGTTTACAGCATTGTTCCACCTGCTGACAGTCGAAGCACTGGAAGCCGCATTCCTCTCCCTGAGCAGGAAAGCGGCCGCCGGAGTGGATGGCATCAGGTGGATGGACTACGCCGGAAACATGAAGAACAACATAACAGATCTGCACCGGAGGCTACATCAGGGCAGCTACAGGGCGCAGCCCGGCAGGCGTCACTACATCCCAAAAGCGGATGGAAAACAACGCCCGCTCGGCATCGCCTCGCTGGAGGACAAGATCGTCCAGTATGCGCTGGTGAAAATCCTGAACGCAGTCTATGAAAACGACTTTATGGGGTTCTCATACGGGTTCAGACCCGGGCGAAGCCAGCACGATGCACTGGACGCACTGGCCACAGGGCTGGTACGCACTAACGTAAACTGGGTACTGGATGCCGACATCAGTCAGTTCTTCGACAGGGTGAGCCACGAATGGCTGATCAGGTTCACAGAGCATCGGATCGGCGACCGGAGGGTAATCAGGCTCATACGTAAGTGGCTCACAGCCGGGACGTCGGAGGAGGGTCAATGGCGAGCAACGGAGAAGGCACCCCACAGGGTGCGGTCATCTCACCGCTGCTGGCAAACATATACCTCCACTACGTCTTCGATCTGTGGGCGCATCAGTGGCGACGTCGCTATGCCACAGGCAATGTGGTAATGGTCAGATACGCCGATGACATCGTCATCGGGTTCGACAAACGATACGATGCCCGGCGCTTCCGTATAGCCATGCAGCGCAGACTGAGGGAGTTCGGACTCACGGTTCACCCGGAGAAAACCCGTCTGATGGAGTTCGGCCGCTTCGCTGTCGAAAACCGTGCCATCAGGGGAAAAGGCAAACCAGAAACGTTCAACTTCCTCGGGTTCACGCACATCAGCGGGAAAGATCGCAACGGCAGGTTCATGCTGATACGAAAGACCCGCCGGGATCGGATGACGGCAACTCTGAAAGCCATCAAAGACGGTCTGCGAAGGCGCTGGCATTACTCAATCCCCGAACAGGGAAAATGGCTCAGGAGAGTGGTTCAGGGATACCTGAACTATCACTCGGTACCGGGCAACTTCCCCACCATGCAGAAGTTCAGGACACACGTAACAAACCTCTGGCGCCGGGCGCTCAGGCGCAGGAGCCAGAAGGATGATACGACCTGGACGAAAGCAAACAAACTGGCAGCCGCATGGCTACCAAGGGTTCGGGTTCTTCATCCATGGCCTGTGGAGCGGTTCACCGCCAGACACCCGAGGCAGGAGCCCGGTGCGTAAATCGCGCACGCCGGGATCTGTGCGGGGGGTATCCGGTAACGGGTATCCCTACCGCGACATATATACTGTATGCATGAACAGTGTCAACATGAGGAAGTGCGTTATGAAGTTTTACACACCAACTGAGCTCCGAGAGGTCCTATTGATACCGCTATTCAGTGACCCGGTGCAGTGCGGATTTCCTAGCCCGGCTCAGGATTATGTTGAACAGCGAATTGATCTCAACGAGTTGTTGATTAATCACCCCAGAGCTACATATTTCGTTAAGGCTGCCGGAGACAGCATGATCGAGGGCGGTATCAGTGAGGGCGATCTCCTGGTCGTCGATAGCTCGCGTAAGGCTCAGCATGGCGATATCGTGATCGCTTCTGTAGAGGGGGATTTCACCGTTAAAAAACTGCAGCTGCGGCCGACAGTTCAGCTTAACCCTATGAACAACGCTTATTCCCCGATCGTCGTCGGGAGTGAAGACACGCTCGATATTTTTGGCGTCGTTACCTACATAATTAAAGCGGCGGGCTGAGATGTTCGCGCTCTGTGATGTGAACTCATTTTATGCAAGCTGCGAGACAGTGTTCCGGCCCGACTTGAAAGGGCGGCCGGTGGTCGTCCTGTCGAATAACGACGGTTGTGTGATTGCGCGCTCTGCGGAAGCAAAGCCGTTCGTAAAGATGGGGGAGCCGTACTTTAAACAAAAAGATCAGTTCCGCCGGCAGGGCGTGATCTGCTTCAGCAGTAATTACGAGCTTTATGCGGACATGTCGAATCGGGTGATGACAACGTTAGAAGAGCTCTCGCCGCGGTGCGAAATTTACAGTATCGATGAAGCCTTTTGTGATCTCACCGGCGTTCGTAACTGCCGGAACCTTACCGATTTTGGCCGAGAGATACGTGAGACAGTGTTACGCAGGACACACCTAACTGTAGGTGTGGGAATCGCCCAAACAAAAACGCTCGCGAAGCTGGCTAATCATGCGGCAAAGAAGTGGCAGCGGCAAACCGGCGGGGTGGTTGACCTGTCAAATATCGACAAACAACGTAAGCTGATGGCCGCACTGCCAATTGATGAGGTTTGGGGAGTCGGGCGCCGCATAAGTAAAAAAGCTGGAAACTATGGGCATCAAAACCGTGCTGCAGCTGGCTGATACTGATATCCGTTTTTATCCGGAAGCATTTTAATGTGGTGCTGGAGCGAACTGTGCGGGAGCTACGTGGCGAACCATGCTCGGGCTGGAGGAGTTCGCACCGGTAAAGCAGGAAATCGTTTGCAGCCGTTCGTTCGGCGGTCGTATCACGGAATACCATGAGATGAGGCAGGCAATATGCAGCTATGCATCGCACGCAGCGGAGAAACTCCGTGGCGAGCATCAGTATTGTCGGTTTATCTCAGCGTTCGTTAAAACCAGTCCCTTTGCGCTTAACGAGCCGTACTATGGGAACAGCGCATCAGTAAGCTGCTAACTCCAACCCAGGACAGTCGGGACATAATCACAGCGGCGACAAAATGCCTCGATGTAATCTGGCGAGACGGACATCGCTATCAGAAAGCAGGCGTGATGCTTGGGGATTTCTACAGCCAGGGCGTAGCGCAACTGAATCTGTTCGATGATAACCGCACCACGTAAGAACAGTGAAAAGCTTATGGAAGTACTCGATCATCTCAATGCGGAGGATGGCAGGGGTACGCTGTATTTTGCAGGGCAGGGGATCCAGACCGCCTGGCAGATGAAACGAGAAATGCTATCCCCGCGCTATACTACGAGGTTCTGTGACCTGCTCAAAGTCAGGTGACCCAGCCTTAACATTAAGTGATGGTATTGCTACAACAGTCCACTTAGAGCGAGGAGCAGAAGTTCGTAGTTGAGTCACCATGAATCTTGCTAACAATACCGTGCGTCAATCAACTGGGAACAGGTCACTAATTATCGTCGCTGAAAAAAAAAGCTTGATATGGTGGTTGTTTCGTGTTGAATATAGCAGAATAGACTTTTTTATTTTTTTATAAAACAGTTATATATGCAAAGGGTATGTTAATGATAAAAAATATAGAGATATCAAATTTTAAGATCATAGAAAGCTTGAAGTTGTCAAGCTTGAAGAGAGTAAATGTAATTGCAGGTAAAAATGGTAAGGGAAAAACCTCGATACTTGATTCTATATTTATAACCAATGATATTGCTTCTCCGGATTGCTTGATAAAACCTATTGCTTTTAGAGGTGGTTCTCCAGACTTAACTAATAATGAGCTATGGCTATCTTATTTCAGGGATTTTGATAGAAAAAACGAAATATCTATTAAGATGGAAATTGAAGATGGCATAAAACAAGAAACAAGAGTATCTATTGAGAATATAAAGTCTGATACATCAAATATAGGTACTGTTTCAAGCAATGTTATTGAGAGAAACCAGATATCACCAAGATCCTCATATAGAGGGGATGTTCTAAAAATTAGGAAGTATGATAGAGGTCAACGAGAAAGTTTATCGATGAAAATGGAAGTTACACAACAAATAAGTGGAAATCAACTCACCTCTAATTTGGTTAAGCACGGAAGTGGCATTGATGCAGCAGCAACAACATTTATAACAACATCAAGCACAATAAATAATTCAAATACTATATCTATACTTGGTAACTTAATAAAAAACAAAGATACAAAATCAATAATAGAAAGTATGAAGGAAATAAATGATAAGATATTAAATATTGAACTTGGGGTTTTAAATCAAGTACCTGAGATACTCTTTGATACCGGAGGGGATAAGTTAGTAGGACTTTCTTCAATGGGGGAAGGTGTAGGGAAACTACTAACAATTTTGGTTGTGTCTTATAGTACTAAAAATGGAATAATACTTATTGATGAGATAGAAAATGGTATACACTACTCTCTCATGCCGTCAATATTAAAACCCTTGTTTCTCAATCTCATAGAAATAATAATCAGGTATTTTTGACGACACATAGTTCTGATGTAGTTAACGGCATAGCTAAACTTTTCTCTAGTGGTTCAGTGAGTGAGTCAGATATTTCATATACAAGAATTGGATACTCTGAAAAGAAGAAAAAATCACTGGTAAACTCATTCACGCTTTCAGAGGTTCAGATTTCTTCTGAAGGGAAATGGGAGATCCGCTGATGGAGGAGAAAAAATTAGATGAAGTTGTTATCACAAAAGAGAAAGTGGTTTTTGTTGAAGGGATGGATGAAGTTAATTTTTTTTATGCCTTATTAAAAAAAATGGAGATGGGAGACAACTATCAAATAATCGACTATAAGGGAAAGTCAAGGATGAGCGACTTTATATCAATGATGTCAAAAACAGAGAGTTTTAATGAGAATGCAATATCTGTTGCTGTAATTCGTGATGCTGATAACAACTATAATTTCGTTGCTGAAGAAATCAAGGATGCACTAAAAAGAATATTTAATGTTATTAATCTTGAGCATGGGGTAATGAAAAGTGAAAAGGATATTAATATCGGGTTTTACATAATGCCTGGTGTTAAAAAGAATGGCGAGTTGGAAGACTTGGTTTTATCGTCCCTTGACGGCAATGAAATATTCAAAGAAGTTAATAATTATCTTGATGTGCTAAAAGGGATGACAAGTCCCGTTAACAACGGGTCAAAGTTTTGTTATCCAAGGAAAGAGTCAAAAGCAAAGCTGCAAATTTATTTTTCTAGCATGAAGGAATCAGATACCAGGATGGGATTATCAGCGCAGAGGAATTACGTGGATTTTACACATGATTCATTTAAAGAAATAATTGATTTTATTAGGTCTATGTGATTTGTTATAAAACAGGGTAGTTAAAATACTACCCTAAACTCTAGGGTGACTACCATTGTATCTAAAGATAAGCTCCAAAAAGTTAGTGGAGGCCTAACATAAAATACTAATAAATCTTGAGACATCAATTTTTACTCGCCGGTGAGAATCTTTATTTTTTTGCATGAGCCTGTTTCTTATTGTTTATCCGATACTCCTAGATCGCTCTACCGTGCTGCCAAAGCGGTTTAGACATCCTGCTATTGGCTGCGGTCTCAACCCTGGCATTAATCAAGGGCGCTTTATCCCACCACCCTGGCGCGTAACCCCAGTGAACCGGGTCGAGGTGCAACTGCTCGTCGCGTTCGCTCAGGAGCAAAACTTTAGTCCCTGGCACCACGTTGTAACGGCCGATTGGTTCTGGATCATAGGCGATGTCACGCTCAGCTTCTTCGGCAAGGTAAGTCAGATATTCTTCGCGTGTCTGTGATTGCGCAAATCGTCCGCACATGGTTACCTCCAGTAGTCATTCTGAAAGTATAGAAGACAGAAAATTGAGCATTTCTGAGGGAGGAAAATAGCCCCGGAGTAGTTGTTATTGATGGGGTTTCTCCTCCGTTTCACCCCACTAACTCCCCGAGCAAAAGCAGGCATAAAAAACCAGCCTTAAAAGGCTGGTTTCTCTGGGATTTTTGGTCGGCACGAGAGGATTTGAACCTCCGCCCCCCGACACCCCATGACGAGGAAACTACTTAACGTATGCAGCGCAAGTGTTACATTTGTATTTGCCGGCGAAACTAAAATGGCCACTAACGCTACTCATGGAAGACAGTTTTTTCCCCGGTCCTTCATAGCATTTGGGGCAAAAAGGTCCATTTGGCTTACCTTCAATAGGAGTTACTCGCCAATATACAGAATCGCGAAACTCAAGTTCATCAGAAGCGTTGAGTTTCGCTTGCAACTCTTCAATTTTCTTTTTCATCTCAAACATTTCAATCTGAGCATCAGCTAGGTCAATCTTAGCATCAGATAACGCTGAATAAAGCTCGCTAAACTTAAGCCTCATCTCAGCATCATTATAAGCGCTAGTCGCATTTTTAAGGTCTTTGGCTAAATCAAAGGCTGTTTTTAGTGCTGCTAAACCAGAAACGATATCTGCCATGTTTAATACCTCTCGTCTATGCGAAGCCCAAAGAATTTAACTCAGGAAACACATTGTACATTGGAGAAGGACTGAACGTATGTGAATACCGTCAACTTAGTTTCCTAAAATCTATTCCCCAAAATGATGATTAAAATTAGTGAAATCAAGAGGTTAAAAACGATAGTTAAAGGTAAGAAATATTCAGCAAACGGACAAAATAAACAATAAAATCAGTTCCCTAAATATTTATATCGTAGATATTGCTGCGCCACATGCAGTGGTTCGAAGCCGCAGACCTGATCGTCAAAGGCATGGAAGGCGCTATCGCCGCTAAGACCGTGACCTATGACTTTGAACGTCTGATGGAAGGCGCTAAACTGCTGAAATGTAGCGAGTTTGGCGACGCAATTATCGCGAACATGTAATCTGCCCCTCAGATTATGTCAGAACGGGAACCTAGTGGTTCCCGTTTTTATTATTAGTTTTCGAACGGTTATCAAAATTTTATCAAAACAAGTTATCAAAACCCCTCCCGAAAAACCTCATAAGGCCACCTTTGTCCACCCCTTACCTCGATCATCATGGTACCTATCCGTTTGTTGTTGAGTTTTGTGTCCAAGTAAATCTTTCGTGTTTATACCCTGGGCTTTATATAACCGCTCGGAAAGCGATCTTTGTTCATGGAAAGTTGCCGGTGTACCTTGTCCCCAGTCAATATTGGCACTGTCCCTTGCCTTGCTGAAGTTCATGGTCAGTGTTCTGGGTTTCACCTGTGCTCCTCGCTCAGCCTGTGAGGTGGTTCTAAAGAAATGAACCAAATAAGGGCTTACTGCATAATCCCGGCAACGACTGATTACATCTCGTAGGCTCCAGTTGATTGCGTTGCAACGCAGAGCTAATGGTATAGCGATTTTGCTTCCGGTTTTCTCTTGCTCAACGTGTAGATGATCGTCCCAGATGTCCGAGAATTTCATACGGGATATATCACCTAGTCGCTGTCCTGTTACTATGGCTAAAAGCATGGCGTTCCCCATGTATTTGTGATTTTCATCGGCTATATCAAAAATCTTTTGCCATTCCTCAATAGTGAGGCGCTGGCGAGTGATCTTTCTACGAGGTTGTTTAGTTGCTAGTGCAGGGTTATAACCAGGAGGTACTTCTCCCGCATGCTGAGCTTCTTTAAAAACATCTATTAGGACAGAGCGAATGACCTGAGCCATTCTGGGTTGTCCCTCCGCTAAATATTCATCAAGAATTTGCGCAACATCTCGAACATTGACAGCGGATATTAATTTCATTCCTACTCGTTCCTTAAGCAGAGATACTGGTTTTGCTTTTTGTTTGATAGTGTTTTCTTTAATATCTCCGGACTTTAATCTTTCCTGCTGAATCTTCCAGTAACGTTCAAGCCAGGTGTTAGTTGATATTGATTTTCCTGAGCTGGTGGAAATTCTGTCAGTGATTGCCATTATCTGGCGGGTTTGTTGTTCCGCCAGTCTTTTATTTGCTTCAATAGCTATTGCCATGGCCTCTGCTTCATCTGTTCCTAGACTATGAAACTTACCGGTTATCGGGTGCTTATAACGCCAGTATACTTTATTAACCTTCCTGCTGAAGAGCGGGTATAAATTTGGAATAGATATATTATTTTTACGTGGTCTGGCAGCCATCGTTCAAAATCCTCTGCAAAAGAACAGGGTCGCTTTTCTTTACTACAGGAGTGGTCAATGTACCGACCAACTCAGCATCCTCCCTGACGCGCCAGAATCGACCTTCTTTTTTGGCTGGGGGAGAAAACATATTCTGTTTAGCATAATTCCTGAGAGTGGAAACACTTGGAGGATTGCTTCTGTATTTCTCGTTTGCCCACTCTTCAAGGGTTAACATCTGGAGCATATGTTTTACCTCATTATGGCCCATTGCTGGGCCAGTATCTGAAAATAAAAAATCAGTTTTGCATCAATTTTTGCAGTACCTGATTGCCGGCAATTATTCGCTGCCAGATCGCTGATACATAGCGGGCCTGATGAATAGCATCAGCGAGGGCATTGTGACGAGACCCTTCAAACGGGATCGTTGTTTTGGGGTCGAAGCTAATGGCCTGGCCGAGCTCTACCATTGTTCGTACGTCCCGATCGTTCCAGTATTCCCACGGATAATCTTCAGCAATGCAATCGTAAGAAGAACGCAGAATAGAGTTGTCGAATGACGCACCGTTACCCCATACCTGCGCCTTTTTGCTCCCACCAGCGACATTATCAGAAACAAATTCTCTGAACTGGAGTAATGCATCCTGCAACGGGATAGCATCATCATTTACGATCGCAGAGCCTGCTTCGGAGGACTGCTTCAGCCACCAGATAACAGTAGATGGATCGATTACGGCGCCCCAGTTCACAGAGGATTCAAGGCATACGACTTTATAGAAACTTTCTCCAATAGAGCCGGTTGCCGGGTCAAAAACAACCGCACCAATAGCGACGATAGGGGCGTTATGTTTTTTACCCATGGTTTCCAGATCAACCATAACGTGAACATAATCAATTGGCTGATCTTCATCCTTATTATGAGGACCGGGTTCAATATCTACAGCATCCGTTTGATGAACAACTTCATCTGTTTTTTCTTTTTGGTTAACCTTGCCCGTAACGTCAACAAGACCTTCAATGGACAATACTCCGTCCCCAATTTTTGAAACTTCAGGCTTCCTGGTCTTGGTAAGGTCTTCGGTTATCCACTTCGGATCAGTAGGGTCGCTAATCCCTTCAACATATTCGCCGCGCTCGGCGGCCAGAACCTGATTAGCGTCTGGACGTTGCTTTTGAGCCTCTTTTACCAGTTCGGTACCAACTGCTTTAAAGTCGGAGGAGAGTGTTTCCAGTTTTGCGCTGTTATCCTCTCCGGCGATTGCTTGGTTTATTGCATCCAGAGTGACTGCAGCAGATGGAATATGTCCCGCCTTAGCAAGCATTTCAGCGCTCGGGGTATCATGCTTATGTTCAGTCAGATTCGCGTTGATGTAGCCTCGCAACCGATCTGGAAAAGGAGTTATTCCACTGGATGCTTCCCTGATCAGTGCAAAAATCGCTGCACGGGAATAATCAAGGATGCCTGGTGTGTTCCGTAATGCTGCAGACCATTCTTTAAATGGACTTTCTTTCTTCTGTACTATTTCCTTCGCGCGGCGGTGGACTGATGCCGGAAAATTATAGATATCAAAATCCATAGGCATCGTCGCAAGGGCGATCTCTATATCCAGAGTATCCAGCGAATGCTGATAATCCGGATTGCGGTCAGTTTTGTTACCGCCACCAGCATTGGCGCCGGTATCGGTTTTGTTTATTGAGATGATATAGTTTCCAGCAGCCCATTCCTTTGTAAGGATCCCGCGGTCAATGTGTGACGTTTCAAGCCACAATTTGGCGAACTGAATTTGCTTGCCGAGCTCATGGCGTTTCCCCACAGGAAATACGCTCTTAAATGCACTGGTAAATTTCCACAGGCCAGGCATATCATATTTTTTAAGCTCCGGAATATTTTCTGCCGTCAGCAGCAGATTCTGCACACCGTGATTATCCGTATCCATTTCCATCGCTGAAAGGCGGTTACGATGAGGAATGCTAATGTGATACACGTGACGCTCGTCGGCCATATACTGGGCAAGCAGCTGCGTGCGGAATGACATTTCCGCCAGGTTGAAGAGTGCTTCTTCATTGTTCGAATAGTCTTCTTCATCACTATTTGCAGGAGAGATATCGTTTTCTGGTTTACTGGAGGGCTGTGGTTCAGCAGCCGCCGGCACAACGATTTTTTGCCATGTCAGCCCGTCTTCACCACCAAGCTCGTAGCGATCGCACCAGGTGTCATCCAGTACACCTTCTTCCGGTAAGTCATCAACGATGAGCCAGTTGGTGCGGATCGGCAGCTGATGGCTGGCGCCGCGGCCAACGTTAATTTCAGCGTCTTCCAGGATGTCCAGGATTTTGCGCTCGGCGCGAGAATCGGATTTAGCAGAGAACCAGCAGAAGAGGCTTTTCGCTTCGTTTGCTTTTGCCTTAGCTTTAATGAGATACGGGTAGTTGTTCATTGCGTTTGGGCTCCTTTGGATTGTAAGATACCCGGCAGCTGATGGCAGCCGCCCTGGTGGTGGTCATTGGTCAAAACTCGATTCCGGAAAGCTTTGGTCGGCTGACCGGGTACTTAACCCGCCTTGCGCGGGTTTTGTGCTTTATGGGGCTGGCGAATCGCCCCGCAGCAGCTGTGATACGCGAACGTCGTCAAGCGCTCGCAGGATAGGCTCAAAAGTTTTATGGGCTGGCAGTTTAGATACCGCAGTGATCACTTCTGTAACGGTGATGTCATCGCCGCGGGGGCTATAACCACCACCCGGGCCACGCTGTGAAATTACCAGGTTACCCGCCCGCAGCTTTTTGAAGATCTGCTCAAGGTATGAAGTAGACAGCTTTGACTCTTTACTGATGGCCGTCAGTGAAACGGGCGAGCCGTCATAGAGCTTATTCAAAGTGGCGGCGGCCTGGACAGATGCCAGAACGCGTTTCATTCCAAATTCCATAATCACTTCTCCGGCCGTAACGGCCATTGGTCAAAACTCGATTCAAAAACTCACTGCAGGCTGTTGGTCGTCAGCCATGTTTTGTGCATTTCGGTAGGGGAGGCACTGGCCCTGTACTTTTTGTTCATCGGCGTTGCTGTTGCAACTGGCCTCTGATGGATAAACACCGATCAGAACATCAGAGCATTCACCAGTGAGAGCACACACGCTGATGACAAGGGCAAACAGGGTATTCATGCCTCAGCCTCAGGGTTTCCTTTCTGCGCCAGCAAGTAACACAGCTGGCGTAGTCTCACCTCGAACCAGTTCAGGCGGGTCGCCTGGTTGCCGGTAGGTACTCGGGCAAAATCCTTCATAGTTATCTCCAGTTAACTCAGTATTAGCATGTGGTTTTGCAATGCGGCGCCGGGTGCCTCCCGGTGACGGCAGCCAGTTAACAACTACCGCCGACAACTTTTTCCCCACAACATGTGAATAACCGCCATGTTTATTTTTTAACTGTGCCGCGTGCGCATAGCCGCATTCACCGCATTGCAAAACCTACTAGTCGTGATGCCTGTCTTTTCACCACTTCAGGCTCGGTGGTATTCTTGGCGCTCTCACACAGCCAAATAAAAGAGAGCAAAATGTCTCGTAGCCCTATACCTGTCTTCTGGTACGAAAATCCCGCTCACTATGAAGAATTCCAAAAAATCCTTTCAGATGCTTACGTCCTTCCCTTTGACTACCACGACTGGCGTATCCGCACCGATAGCATGGTGGAGCGCTACGAAAACAGCGGTATCCAGGCTGTGAAGGTGGTAGCCAGCACTTACGATTTCATCACCTGGTGCCAGGCCCATGGACGTGATATCAGTACCAAAAGCTGCAATGATTACGCGGTCTCCGAATCGGGCCTCCAAATCCTGCGCGACAGAGAGTTTGATTGGGGAGACGAGTAAAAAGTAAATTTTCCCTATCTTGGATATATCTATTCTCATAGTGATGTCCTATCTCATGCCTGTAACGCCGGCCGGCGGAACGTTTAAACCTGCTGCGAATTCTTCTTGTCGTCATCTCATCCGGTGTTTCGTATGCCGCCGGCAGCTACTTCGTGGGCTTCCTGCCTCGATGACCCATACTGCTTTGTGTGTTTTGAAGTTTCACATGTCGTGAAATTGTTGTCAATACAAAATGTGAAATCAAGATTACTCATTTTGTGTAATTTATTGGTAAGGGTACAAAAAAACCGGCTCAAGGCCGGTTATGCAATGCTTATTTTTTGATTGAGTTAGGTGGGGTTGTATCTTCCGCGTAGGTATTTTTCTACATACTCATCAATTTCTTTAAGTCTAAGCTCAAAGGTATCAATCATGCGTTCCTGTTCAGCTTCGGGCAATTGATTGAATAGGGAAAGAACCCTTTTTTGTTTGTCTGTTAACCAGTTCGATGGATCACTTTGTTCGCCAAATAAAATCATAACGGGCGTGGTGCCTAATGCTTTCGCTAAGGACAATGCATCATCTACACCAACGTTTCGATTGCCATATTCATAATTGGCGACACGTGACGCCCCAGACCAGCCACATAATTTCGCAAGCTGCCCTTGGCTCATTCCTTTCTCAGTTCTTAGCGCCTTGATGCGCTCACCGATTTCTTCAGCAAGTGTCTTCATACCCTCACTTTATCACGAAGAGTGAATATTGGTGATTCACGTTTTGTATTGACATAAATTTCACGATATGTGAACATTGTTTTACACAACAGGAGAACTGTATGAACTACATTTCGCATCTACGGAAAAAAGCCAACATTTCGCAGCAAGCCTTGGCTAAGGCGGCTGGTTGGAACCAACCTCGGTTAGCCAACTATGAAAAATCCTTACGCGTTCCAAGCCTAGCTGATTCTCGTCATATCGTGGCCGCACTTAATACGTTAGGGGTTAGTTGTTCGCTTGATGATGTATTCCCTCCAGACCCCTCAAATCCTAGGGAGAAATAAAAATGCAAACCATCTCTTTTGAAAATTATACCCAAGACATGGCGGTGCAACTGAAAACCAAAAATCACTATTCGCTGACGCGCCGCGATCGCCAGAAGTGTAGGGCTATTTTTGCCGCTGTTCAGGAATGGGAATCTTCATTACCTGGTCGCGCGCAGGAGCACGTCGCACAGCAGGTGGCCGAACAGTGGGAGAAACAAAACGGTCGTGGCATCAGCGTTAATAAACAAAATCTGTACCGCTACCTGAAAAACGAATCTGGATCAGAGAAGTACACCAGTTACGTCATGCAGCTTTCAGGAGCGATCGCTGATGCGATGCCTATTGAGATTGCGCGCAAACACAAATTGAAACGTGGATTGACTGAAAGCGAGCTGGTGGCTCATGCAATCAAAGAGTGTAGCGAAGCGCACCAGGCAAAATTGCTTGGCGCTCCGTTACAAAAGTTAGAGCGTGAAATTCGGGAGGCAGCAATTGCACTTTTTAACATGCTTCCTGCAGATGCGGCGGGACCACTACTGGCGAGCATAAGCGCCGTAGCGCCACAGTTTTTTTAATCGAGTTTTGACAATGAGTACCGTACAGAAAATAGGGGGGCTTCATGAGCATTGACGCAATGCGATGGGCCAAAAAAGTCAAGACAGGGAAGTCCTCTGCAAAAGCTGTTCTGACCTGGATGGCTGACATGTGCGGAGCTGATCTCTGTGCTTTTCCATCCATTCCTGCGCTGGCTGAAGCAACTGAGCTGGATAAGAAAACGGTCCAGTCGAGCCTGCAGTATTTGGTTTCGATCGGGCTTATTGAAGATACAGGTGAACGGCGTGGAAGGACTAAACAAATCCCGGTTTACCGACTTCTTGGTGTGGAAGAAAGCGTTGCTGAAATTGAACACACCCAAAAACGGGAACATTACCAAAAACGGGATCGTTTAAACATTCCCGAAAACGGGGTTGTTACAGCTGAAAAGGCACCCGAAAACGGGACTGTTTCCTGTACGCAAAACAACCAAACGATCCCGTTTTTTCCGTCAAACGATCCCAAAAACGGGATCCGGAATCTACCAGAGGAACCAAAAGATATAACCCCCACACATAGGGTTCTGGTCGAACCAGTTGTGCCTGACTATCCGAATCAACCGGGAATAGTTCCTGGTGAAACACAAGCATTCGGAAAATTTGCGATGTATTTCGGGTGGAAACCTTCCGAGGATTTTCCCCGACTGGCAACGATTTGGGGAATGCCATTAAGACCGGGGTTAAATCTTGCTGCCGAGTTGAGCAGTTTCATCGCGTACTGGCAGGCTGAAGGCAGGGTGTTTCACCAGGTCCAGTGGGAGCAAAAACTAGCAAGACATCTTAACCGTGCGGAAGTCCGCCAGAAAAAACCAGCGAACGGGAGTAACGATCATGTGGGAGTACGAGCAGAGCCAGCAGCATCCAGAGCTGTTCAACAGATTCGAGCCGCCCGTGAGCAACGGTTGCGAGTTGCTGGAACAGACGGCCGTAGAAACGGCGTGGCGCCTATGGGAAGTGATGGGCGAAATCTTTTCGAACCGATGGATCCTGAAGAACGGAGAGGAACCATCAGAACTCTGGATCGCTCAGATTGGGTCGATGAGTGAAGCCCAGATTACGCTGGTTTGCCGGCAGTGCATGGAGCGTTGCGCCGCAGGCAGCACATGGCCGCCGGATCTTGCTGAGTTCGTTGCGCTGGTGTCTTCCAGCGGTGCTAACCCATTCAATCTGACATCCGATGCAGTGATGGCGGAGTATAAACGCTGGAGAAACGAGTCTTACCGATATTCGGGAAGCGACAAATACCCATGGAAACAGGATGTTCTGTATCACATTTGCATTGAGATGCGCAGAACCGGAGTTGAGAGGAACCTGACGGAGGGAGAGCTGAAAAAACTGGCAGAAAACTTACTCACGAAATGGACCAAACACCTGGCTAACGGATTTTCGATTCCGCCAATTCGTCAGCAGTTGGCAGCACCGAGACATCCAGCAGGACCGACGCCAGCGCAGATTCTGATGGAAGAGTACAGACGCCGAAAGGCGGCAGGTTTAACCAAGTAAACGAGTTTTGACCATGACCAAACAATCAAAAACCAAAGTAACCAAAGCACAGATGGTGCTTGCCATCGTTAGCCGGACGCCAGTATGCGTCTTGCAGGATGTCTGCGATGCGCTGGACTTGCAAGCCAGTACAGCAGGTAACTTGCTGCGGCAGCTCCATGCCGCGGGAAAACTCCATCGTACCCATAACGGCTGCCAGTATGTCTATCGAGTGGTTGCAGGCGTTGAGGTTCCCGATGTTGCCCTGCCGCAGACTGCAACACCATTATCTGAAGAGGATGTGAAAAAAGTCCAAAACGCACTGTCCCTGGCGAAGACGCTGGAAGACAAAAAGCTGTGGCGCCGGGCTGCGACTGTTTACACATCGATGCTTGGAATGACGACAACAGCAAACGAACTCTGGTTGCTTGCCAAAATGCGTTACCGCTGCCTGCGCAATGCGGCGAGGTGCTGATTATGCAGAAAATGGAATCAACAGCAGCTGGTAAGGGATATCAAAGCTAAGTTTAATTATTCCGGGGTGGGGCAAAGCTGAGATGTCCGCTGAGTGCCATAAGCGGACATTACTCGCTTAGTTTATGTGATATCGACTAGTATCGCGGATAGCTTATAACAAAAATATTACAACTTGAACTAGTATTTCATTTGGGTTAGTAGTTGCGTTTCCCTGCTCTCTCATACTACATTATTCACATACGCGATTTACCTCAGCTTAAACATTATATCGGGAAATCATAATGACAGATACCAAAAGCGATTGGGGCTTTTCAGTTCGCAATTTTGATGATCATGAAACGCAACAATTTTTAAGGGGCATCCTTATCCAGGACTCATGTGTACCTTTCTTAGGAGCTGGTTTTACTCGAGGAGAGAAAGCAAGACATAAGGCCGTTCCTGGGGGGGGCGAATGGATGGAGATAATGCGACAACAAATAAAAAAGTCCCCTGTCACAGAAAAGCCATCCGATGAAGAATTAAAAAACTTTAACTTTCAGGAACTTTCAGATATTTACTTTAGGGATAAAATAGTTTCATTGGAAACTATAAAGTCCGATGTTAATAACTGCTTTACACATGTAAAGATAGATAATGAATCAAAATTAAATTTCTTATCAGTTAACTGGCCATATATTTACACTCTGAATATTGATGATGGTATTGAGCGGGCTATAGATGGTGTAAAAGTATTACCTTATCGAGAATTCTCTAGATATGAACAGCGTCGATATGTATATAAACTACATGGGGATGCAGAAGATGTGATGACTGCTGCAAATCACGACGATTTAAGGGTAATATTTGGCAGGGGAGACTACATTAATAGCTTAAATACTAACAAGTATTTAATTAGCGGATTAATCAATGATTTTTGTGAGAAGAATATTATTTTTATAGGTTGTAGTCTTACTGATGAATTAGATATTGCATATGCACTAGCTAATCCTGAATTCACAAATAAAGATATCAACACTGCTCGTATTTTTATTACTCAAGAACCCTTAAATAGTTATGCGGATAAAAAGAAGTTAAAATCATACGGCATAACAGATGTAATTATAACTGATTATTCTAACTTCTACGATTTTGTAGCATCTGTTGCACATACAGAGGAGCATCAGTTACCTGCCATAGAATCTTTCCAGTATGTTAATAATAACGAATCTTTTAATGGGAAAAATTTTGCTTCATATTTATTACAAAGTGGATGGAATCAAGAAAGAAATCCGGGGGCTGTTTCCGTTCCTCGAGTGGTCGAACAAAGGGTTCTTGCTAGAATAAATGAACCACTTATTGTTATTTGGGGCAGAAGATTTTCTGGTAAATCTACCATTTTATTTAGGATTGCGGAAAAAATAAGAACACGCAAACGTTATCTTATACACTCAAAAAAATCAATGAGTATAAGAGCCTTTAATGATATATTTAAAATCAAGGATTCATTGATAGCAATTGACTCAGGATCAATTCATTTTAATCAACTTAAAAGTATATCTCAAAAAACAGATATTCTGAGAGAAAATAATACAACTATTGTCCTAACTGTTTCTAGAGCTGATTTAAATGCTTTTGGTAGTGACTTTGAGGAAGAGGCTATACAGCTCCAATCTCGACTATTTGGAAATGAGATTCAGGACATCAACAAACTGCTTGATACTCAAGGTTTGCAGCGGTGGGATGGGAGAGATAGTATTTTAGATAACATCTTTTCACTAGCTAAATCACCAATCGTAAGACAAATACTTAACACTCAATCAAAATTGGAAGACCGCATTATTAGCATTTTCAACCAAAGAATTGGGGATGAAAACGTAACTGAATCAAGTAAGTTAGAGTTTTCGCTACTTTTTTATCTAGTTAGCAGAGAGAAAATATTTTCTTTAGTACATCGCGAACTTATCCGTAGTTATGGGTTAGGATACTTACTAAATACACATTTAGGTAATTTTGCTAAAAAGTGGGCCCCATTTATTGAGTATGAAAAGACGGATATTATTAGCGCCAGAGCAGAAAAATCCGGCTATGTTACTGTTTGTAACTCATATGCTTGGATACAGCTTGCTGTAAGCATTTTCTCTGAGAAATTAGGTGTCAAAAGAACAGCTTCTTTTATAGCTGAATTATACCAATGCGTATGTTCAATAGATCAAGGAGCGCACAAGATTATCATGTTTGATAATCTTAATGCCATTTATAGTCCGACTATGCATACTAACCATGATTGGTGTAAGAAAATGATTACATCAGTTTATGAAGAGCTCGTTACGTATTGCGCTCAAGATCCTGATTATTGGTTACAAAGAGCGAAAGGCATTTACTATCTCTCCGACAGAGAAGATGAACTTCGTATTGCAATTGAATATTGTAAAAAAAGTATAGTTGAAAGATCAATCAAGACTCGTATCAACGCAAAGCTCACCAAAGCTAATTTATTGGGTAAGCTTTGCATGATTACGAATTATATTAATGAAGAAGATGTTTCTGATGCAATTCAAGCATATGCTGATGCAATTAATGATCGTGATTCCAATAGCTCATACATTGATGGACTCTTAAAAAAGAACAGATATGGTTTTGGATATATGAAAAAAGTCTGTGAAGAAGCAAGCAAGAAGATAGCTTTGCTTCCTAAAAAGGCAGATATTGGCCTAATACAGCATTATATAAACAATGCATAGATATTTTCAATATATAGTTTATTATCATTGGATTTTTAAAGCGCGCCTTTTACAGGGCGCACTTTATTCACTTATAATTTCATTAATGGGCATATTACCAGGCGCAGAAACCTTGCGAGGGTAGGGTTAGCCCGCCTTTGCTGTTGAGAAAGGTGGTTTAATTTGCACCCGACATTACTCTCATTGATTAAAGTACGGAGTGGAGATTACTGAGGTCCACAGTTCTGAAAAACAGTGAAAGATAAGGCCTGCGTAAAGAAAAAAAGGTGTCGCGATACGTGATGAAATTACCTTACGACCGAACTGGCGGTGATTTACGGCACCGGGCTGATTCCGGACGCAGTGAGCCGACTCATTGCTACGAAGCCTGATTCTGCTGTACCTCAGGCCATATGATAGCCTGTGCAATAATCACATCCTGCCCATTAAACGTCGCGGCGGGGGAACCATACAGTTGATAACCAAGCGCCAGTGCTTCTGAAATCCGATGACAAAATTTAGCGTCATCCTTACCTGTCAGCAGACGATAACGAGGAAGACCAACCGGAGGTTCATGGCCCATATTTTTTATTTCTGGGTTGCTCATGGTAGTGCTCCTCTTCAATTTTAGCCTTTTTGGCTCTGTCGTTATTTTTATCTTCACAAAACCATAAAAAAAACATAATGGTCAATCTGGGCCATGCGTCCAGGGGAGTACTCCCAGGCCCTGGACGTCCCCTGTGTGCCAAGAGCGGAATCTAGAGCGCCAGAGGTCCTTTAAAAATTGATGGTTCGTTTTGCAGGGATACTTACAAAAGCATGTGACCTGGTGTTGCCACTTATGTACTGACCATCTTAATAAATTCGAGTGTACGCCAGAGGTAGCAACGTTTCTTATCAATAGTGTTGAACACTACAAAAATGGCTGTATCCCTGTGATAGCGGATTTCGTCCTTTATGGAGAAAAGATCAATCTAAACATGAGCATGGGTTAGCGAAAAGTGGCATTAAACGCTTGAACATTTCATCTAACAAGTATACTGTTTATTTATACAGTACTTGCGTGAGGAGCTAGTTATGAAAGTGGAAATCACAATTGATCGCCAAAAAATATTGCCGGATGGCGCTGTGCCTGCTCTGGAGAAGGAGCTACTGCGGCGATTGGATCAAAACTTTAATAACTGCAGTCTTGTGATTCGTCGGGCCAGCTCTGATGGGTTGACCGTGCTTGGTGGAATGGACGGAGATAAAAAACGTGTAGAGGAAATCCTGCAGGACACCTGGGAAAGTGCTGATGACTGGTTCTGTTAAGTTGAGGTCCAGTGGCTTGCCTGGTTTATTTTGAGGATTTTGCTGTGAGTAAAAAACAAGAAATGCCGAACACCGGCTATGCAATTATCAGATGCGACGATGGGGTGATCGTTGCCCGTCTGACATCCTTTCCTGTATGTGAGCGCGCTTTGATGTACCGGCGTGGCGATACTGTTTCGTTTATGCCTCTGCAGCCGGATGAGATCGTGGGGACTCTCTCTCTTTTTTCACAGATGATTGAAAAGGCTAGGTCTGGAGTTGGTTACCAGGTTCCTCCTGGTTCTGTTACAATCCCGTCATAGGCCTGAACAACCTATACCTGCTGCGTCGCGGAGAGAAACCATGACGCAAACCCCCGAAGTATCAAAATCCCATCAGACTGGTGCTCCTTCATCGAGCGCCGGTTTGCTTTCGTCTTCAAAACTAACTTTTCGCCAGCAGGAAGTTTTCGATCTGCTGGTGGCCTACATCAATCAGCATGGCTACCCACCTACGCTATCTGAGCTGGCCGATATGCTCGGCGTTAGCTCGTCTAATGCTGTCCTGTTGCATCTGCGTGCGTTAGAGAGAAAAAATTTTATAAAACTCTCTCGCCGTGTCTCCAGAGGAATTTCCATCGTCGGGCGAAAGGAGCCTATGCTCGCCGTGCAGCTGCTGCAGGAAATGATCGCTGAAGAACCCGGAGCGCGGGAAAGAGCGATTGAGTTTTTGCGACAGTTCGGTGATCAGCCATGAAGAAAAGTTGGTTTTTACACGAGCAGCTTTCAGAGGCTGAGGCTACAGAGCTGGTGGAGCGATACCGTAAAAATAACTGTGTGGTTGAGAAAAGCTTGTCCAGAGACTTTGCATCGTGGGAGATCCGCGTGCTGTTGCCGGAATCGAAGAAGCCGCCACGGATTGACATGACCTACATACAGAAGATGTGGAGGGACTGATGCGAGCTTTGCTTAACGTGGATATTGCACGCCATCTTGGAATTGTGCTGCTTAAGCCGGGTAGTGAATTAATGCCGTTATTCGGTGCCGGCCGGGTTCTTGTTGAAATGCCGCCGGCAAATATGAAAAAGATACCCAGTGGACGTCTTCCTGATGCCCGGCAGCCGTTGCGGGATGATATGGGGATCAGACCTTTTTTCATGAAGAAGGCAGTTATCACTGCAGCTGGTGGGGTTAGTGCCCTCGAGGCGTGGTTGCGTAGGCAAGTTAAAAACTGTCAGTGGACACATTCCGATTACCATCACCATGAGCTTGTCCCATTTCGCCATTCGACGGGTGTAATAATCGCATGCTGGCACTGTGATAATGAGCTTAAAAACCAAACGGAACAAACCCTCGATCAACTGGTAGGTGTTAATAACGCTGACTGGGTAATCGACACTGCCCGCATCGCGCTTGGGCTGGACGCTCAGCGCTCATTGTCACTGGCGGAGCTATGCTGGTGGGCGGTAGTCGCCGGGATTGGCGATGAAATTACAGAAGAAATGGCGCGCCGATCCCTGCGTATTAAAGACGATAACATTAAATCGGTTTACAGGGAGAGTGAGATTGTTCCGTCGGTACCGGCCACCAGTATTCTTTCCCCCCGTATCGAAAAAGCAATCAGGCCAACGGCAAAAACAACGCCGGGCAAACCTCTGGTTCCTGTGAACGTCGATCCTGTTGCACCGGCGACACTATTCGCGAGACCTAAGCGGAGCCGATGGTTATCAGCTGACTTTATCTCATGGGTTAAAAAACAGCCGTGTATGTGCTGTGGGCAGCCTGCAGATGATGCCCATCATCTTATTGGCTGGGGGCAGGGCGGCGTAGGCACCAAGGCCCACGATATTTTTACGATCCCATTATGCCGCAAGCACCACCGTGCTTTGCACCATGACCCTGCCGCTTTTGAGCGTGAATACGGCACCCAGCCGGTATTGATTATTAAATTGCTGGACCGGGCATACGCGCTCGGCGTTCTGGCGTAGTAAGGAGAAGAACAGAATGACACCACGTCAACGCCGTCTACACCGTGCAGGATTAGAAACAGTGGCCGCCACCCCGCGCAAAAGCTGGCTGGGCCGATTCACTCCCCTTAATGGCATTCAGTCCGCCTGGATAAAATCTCTGCTTACTGTATGGGGAGAAGGTATGAGAGGAGGTGCGGCCCCTCGCAAACCATCAGGACATTCATGCTGGCGAGGTATGAAGGGTGATCACTGGTCAGATAGAGCATTAGAGCGCTTTACGGCAGCAATTGAGCAGGCAAGGAGTGAAGGCTATCGCGGGCGGCAGGCACTAAGCAGGGCGCATGCCATTTTGTGGCCAAAACCTGCAACTGTGGCCATTGACGCTGCGATCACTGAGGATGATGTTGAATTTGTTGAACGATGTGTACTGGCGATATTTGAAACGGGTGATCCTGTTTATCTCGTTGGCGTTAACTATTACACCACCCGCAAAAAAATCTCAGACATAACACGGGAAATACAGCTGGTGGCGCCATGGTTAACAGACAGTGAGGCCCGGAAAAGAGTGCGCTGGTGTCTTGAAATATTCAGAGCAAAAGCTTTCCTTTCTGTTCATAAGGCGATTCATGCGGATTAGCAAAAAGTGCTATGTTGACTTTTTGGTATTGAAAATGGGCCAGAAAGTTAGATAATCCCTTCATGCTTGGCAGAGCTGCGCCATTCGGCAGCGACAAAAAGCGACAATCTGAATATAACGAAGACCCCGCCCGTGCGGGGTTTTTGCTTTCCGGCGATACGACAGGGGTATTCGCGAGATGCGCTGCATCAATACCCCTGTCATATCGTCGTATTGCATACGCAATCTCACATGCTTCAGCATTCACCGAGGATTTTTAATGATTTTTTTGAAGATCTCTAGGGCTTCGGTTGTTAACTGATCATGTTCGATAAAGTAACTGTCACATGCTGCCTACTTTTGAGCAGGGGATAGATTAGGGTTGCTTGTTAATTCAGCGGTTTTAGCTGCTATTTCTGCCAAACGTTCAAAAATCTCTGAAATTCTTTGGTTATCAGTAGATAGCATTTTACTTACCTCGTATTTACCTGATATCAGTGGGTGACTGCATTGAGTCAGGGCTTTGCAATAGCTTCAAGTATCAGAATGCATACAATTTAAGTGGGCTGTTGCTGGCTTATATTATGGCAGAGGCGCTGGCGGTATGGTCAGATATTGACACTTTGATTGTTTGCATCCTAAATTATTGATGTGGTGAATCCCCCTATGCGGAGGGGCGACCAGTCAGTTACAGAAACCTGTAAATGCAGCGCGGGCCATGCCGACTGGGGCATGCTCACCGGGAGGCACCCGGCACCACACTGTCACTAAGCATATTGAATATTTCATAGTGGGTTTACTTTTGCGGTTGCCCTGCTATGTTTATAGAACGTAAAGGCAAAAGTGAATGCTTCCTGGTAAATCGGTAGCTCGGACTATTAGGTGCACCTTCCTTTCGTTACAGCCTTGGTTGCCAATTTTCTTCCCGCTTCTCTGGCGGGTTTTTTTTGCTCGTAATCTGCCCAAATAAATCATCAAAACAAGGAAGGCGATGGATTCATTTGCAGGAACTCCTTTCCCCTTCAACGGAGTGAGGCTCAAAGCAATAAGAAGCGGAACAGAAGGATGCTTTACGCCGAAAAATTAGGTCATAGCGACGTTTGGCATTGAAGAGACGTTATTGAGATGTTAAGTTTTATGGGTGGTGAATCCCCCTGAGCGGAGGGGCGTAAACAGTATTGTTTTATTGCTAAACCGAATGCGCGAGTCATGGTGGCTGACCAAAGGCTTACCGGGAGGCACCCGGCACCACAACTTCACCTCAAGCCCACGTTAACGCGTAGGCTGTTCTTTTCCAGCGGATCTATTCAAAGGCTGCGCATTTGCGTGGCCTTTTTCATTTCAGGCTCACGGGAATCATCATCGATACGGCTCGTTGTTAAATCAGCCCGATGGGCCTGACCCCCTACACGCACAAAGCACCCCGTTAATCCGGAGGTGGAGTATGTATCGAATGGACAAGCTAACAACAGGTATTGCCTACGGAACGTCCGCAGGTAACGCGGGGTTCTGGATGTTGCAATTGCTCGACAAAGTATCCCCATCCCAGTGGGCCGCTATTGGTGTTCTGGGAAGTCTGGTATTTGGCTTGCTGACATACCTGACGAATCTGTATTTCAAAATTAAAGAAGACCGGCGAAAAGCTGTGCGAGGTGAATAATGTCTCCGACACTACGTAAAAGCGTTCTTGCTGCAGTCGGCGGTGGAGCCTTTGCGATTGCCTCTGCACTCATTACTGGCCCGACGGGTAATGATGGGCTTGAGGGAGTGCGATACGACCCTTATCAGGATGTGGTAGGTGTCTGGACGGTTTGCTACGGCCACACAGGTAAAGACATCATGCTCGGCAAAACCTATACCGAGGCAGAGTGTCGGGCGCTACTAAATAAAGACCTGAATACCGTCGCCAGGCAGATCAACCCTTACATCAAAAAACCGATCCCAGAAACTATGCGTGGGGCTTTGTACTCGTTCGCCTATAACGTCGGAACTGGTAACTTCCAGACCTCCACACTGCTTCGCAAAATCAACCAGGGTGACCCTAAAGGAGCGTGCGATCAACTGCTCCGCTGGACCTATGCCAAAGGTAAGCAGTGGAAAGGACTTATTACCCGGAGGGAAGTTGAGCGTGAAGTTTGTTTATGGGAGCAAAGATGAGTCGCTTAACCGCCGTTATCATCGCTATAACAATCCTGCTGGCCTCTAACGTGATTTCGTGGCGCTCAGGCTGGAGTTCTCACGCTGATCACATCAATGCTCAAGCTTCAAAGAAGAGAGAGAAGGCCGAGAGTACCATTAAGCCTGTAGAGGAAAAGGCCGCTACTGCTAACGAAGCGGGTAAGGTCATCTACAAAACAATAACCCGTGACGTGGTGAAATATGTTCAGTCTCCGAATCGTATTGTATGCAGGTTTGATGATGATGCTGTGCAGCTGCGTCAGCGCGCCATCGATGCTGCCAACTCCATCCCCGGATTTGATGAGCCCGCCGTGCAAAGCAAGTGACGCCGCGAAGGACAGCGACGAAGATCTGCAGGCTGATATTGAAAGCACTCAGTGCTTGCGGCAACTGAGATTGGATAAGTACCGCTGGCAGGCTTATTATAAAGCGATAGCCCGATAGGTTATTTTCTTGTTGAATTCAGTCCCTGCCTTGCTTATACCCTACCCAAAAATGAGTAGTTTGGTTGTGATTAGAAAATGTTATGCAAGAATGTCTGATCCAGCTTCAGGTGACAAACTGTCATTGGAAGTACTTGTATCAGATGGTGGACTTAAGATTTTATCTATTATTTTAATAAAGGAGTGGGACTCTCTCTCATGGTATAAAAGATAAGCAAGGTAAGTATATTTTACGAGGTGAACAGAATGCTGGGAATATCAATCTTGTCAGAGATGACACGATTGATTACACTCTTTGGGTGGTTAATAATTACACCGATGGAAATGGTGATTACGATGAATCCTCCCCTATGCTTTGCGCATTGTGCGAGGGGCAGATACTCATTATCTAATGCAAAAATACTTTTATAAGAAAACCATTAAGGCTTGATGAGCTCAGGTTTGAATATAACTAATCATCATACGCGCCTTATATGTTCGAAGGACATAACAACTCTTAGGTATCCTGTTTATGGATATCCTGGAAATGTGCTGCTGGTGGGCTTAGTTCTTGGAGTCTTTTGTCCAGCAGTTTCAGGTTATAAAAAACCCCGTGGAGTAAATCCGACAGATTGACGGGGTGCTGCAGGGGCAGCCAATGTAGGAGTATAGTCAGATTGCGGGATGTTTTTCTACTGGTTTTGAGAAAAAATGGAAGGCCAGATACTACAGGAAGTGGCTCATCCCTAAGCTCACAGGTAGAACGACGGACTTTGTCGTGGCAGAGCAAAGTCATTAGATAGTTTAGACAACACTCCGGATATAACAAGCGTAGCGGGTGTAAATCAGTTAACGGAGCTCAGCGGCTAAGGCATCAAGCATTCACTAAGTGGCTTTGATAATGCTATAGTTCGCCAGAAAGAACAGATTGCATGGTGTCATGCGATACAGCTCATATTTAGAACGTCAGGGTTAAGTTAGCGGTGAATATAACTATTAATAGTGGGTTTTTTGGTTATTTGCTTTTTTTATTGACTATGTGGCCAGTTTTTATAACGATGTGTCTAGCAATGTCTATAGCATTTTACGGAGTGCTAATGAAGAAGACTGCACTTGCCTGGCTGCTTTCTGCTTTATTTTTTGGCATATTTGGGGGGCTGTATGGGTATTAACTTACTGATATTGAGGTTTTTTTGAAGCCTGCAAGAATTCATTGCAGTCGTCATCCATCGAATTCATGTATGCTGATAAGGATTTTTAAAGGAAAAGGAATGGATGATGAATACCCAGAAGCTTCTGGATACATACATGTTAGTTGGTGCCGGTCTTTCTCGCGTCAAATATGAGATTTTCACGGGAGATGAAGGGTCATATGCATTTATTACGATTTATGCATATGAGCCTCATTTCCATATTAAGGGCTATGATTCCTTAAAGTTAGACGAAACTGTTGATGTCAGATCTCAGATCGAAGGGCATTTCGCATATACCTACCAGTAGCCAAAACCATATTTCTGAATCTACAGCCCCGCTTATGCGGGGCTTTTTATTGGGGTGAATATGGCATCAAGTTCACCCAAGTTCACCCTGGCATCATCCCTGTAACACAAAACGGTGTTAACGACTGCGTTATCACTAACTTCGGAAAAAGTTATGCCTCCACGCGCTAAACGACCTTGCCGGCACAAAGGATGCACGGCAGTAACGAATGATGTCAGTGGGTTCTGTGAGATCCATCGGCAGCAACACGCCGGTGATGGCTGGCGTAACTATCAGCCCGGAAAAACTCGGCATGAACGTGGTTATGGTCGTCCGTGGGAAATTAAACGGGCCCGTATCATGAAGAGGGATAAATACCTTTGTCAGAACTGCAGGCGAGACGGTATTGCCACGAAAGCTTCAAGTGTCGACCACATCATTCCTAAAGCTCATGGTGGTACCGATGATGACTTTAATCTGGAGTCATTGTGCTGGACCTGCCACAGCAAGAAAACAGCAACAGAGAGAACCCGATGAAGAGTTTCAAAATTGAATACGTTGATGGCGTTTTGACCGTTCTGGAGACTGATGGTCAGTCACGAATGAATGAAGCCGTGCATGGCATCCATTTTGAGCATGTCCAGGGCGGCCGCCCACTGCTGAAACTGACGATTGCGCATGATATTGCACCGGCACCGGCTGCTGAGTCGGCCCAGGAACCTTTAGTGGGTGAGCTGGTACAGGATCAACAATCTCCGTTTCCCGGCGGTCGTCGTTCCCGCCATCGTAGGGGAGGTAAGCAATGATGTATAAACGCACGGATCTGACGCTCTCCATGTTCTATGCATCCAGCGCTGATGCAGACGGGAACAAAGTGGCTACGTTGACGATGCAGGTAATTGCAGCAGAGGTTGGAGCCGTCCAGACCAGCCAGCTGCGATGTATAACCGATAGCGCGAAGAAAAAAACGTATAGCGTAGGTGAACAATCTGTCAGTAATGGTTCCGATCCGTTGCTGGTCGCGATTGAGAATTACTGGCGTCAGAGCACGGATGTCGTCGTTAAAGGATTGATCGCCGAGGTGACCGACTTCATCGCAGGGAACATCAACTCAGTTAGCACCTGGATTGGTCAGTTTGGGATGAAGGTTTTCGAGAACCAGCCATTAGATGAACGGCTTCCAGAAAGCGTACTGCAGGCCGATGGAGGATCTGCTACAGCGACAGGATCCTGACCGCCGGTATAACAACTGGTGTTCATTGAACGTCTGATATATGCCGGCCCACGCAGTGCGAACCGTATTCGCCGCCGGCGCAGCCGGAATGACGACCTCCACCTCGACTGAGGCAGCTGCAGCCAGGGGGAAGGGGGGATCAAATCCCTGACCCCTTTCGCACTTCGGGACTGCCCGTTGAAGTCTATTTTTACACGCCAGAAATAAGAAACTTTTTTCCGGAAGGTTTCATCTATCAAAGGAACGTTTATGGCCGGAGGAATTCGATCGTCCGGTGGTGGCCGAAAACCCACTTTACCCACCGGGCAAAAAAGCAAATTAACACGTATTGCGCCTCCCGCTGAGTTAATGGGGGAGGCGGCAATAAGAATGTGGAAGACGCAAAGCAAAATACTCATCGACCGAGGGGTGTTTGAGTTGGAGGACGCACCTTTGTTGCTGGCTTACTGCAATGCTTTTCATCTGATGCTCGAAGCCGAAAAAATGCTGGCCAGCGGACTGACCTCAGAAAGTGAAATGGGGGGGCTGAAAAAACACCCTGCAGTTAATGTCCGGAATGACTCGGTTTCCCAGCTTGCCCGCCTGGGCTCTCTGTTGGGGTTAGATCCGCTCAGTCGTCTTCGCATGACCAGCGGACAAAAGGATCCGGACGATGACGGGAATGAATTCGATGAGTTTGACTGATGGCAACCTATCCGAACGTCAATGCAGCGAACCAGTATGCGCGGGATATCGTTGGCGGGAAGATTCTGGCGTGTCAGTTAACGGTACTTGCCTGTCAGCGACATCTGGACGACCTCGAACGAGCAAAGGATCCCCACTGGCCCTACCGCTTCGATAAAAACAAAGCAGAACGATTTCTTCGTTTTGCCCAGAAAATGCCTCATACCTCAGGGGAATGGGCCCGGCGTAAACTCCGGATTGAATTTGAAGCCTGGCAGAAGTTCGCTCTTGGCGTACCGTTTGGATGGGTACACAAGAAGACAGGCCTGCGTCGTTTCTCTGAAATCTATATCGAGGTGCCCAGGAAGAACGGGAAATCCGCTATTGCCGCTGCTGTAGGAAATTATATGTTTTGTGCAGATGGCGAGCATGGTGCAGAAGTCTATTGCGGCGCCACGACTGAAAAACAGGCATGGAAGGTATTTTCTCCGGCGCTGCAAATGGTGAAAAAGCTGCCGGCATTGCGGCAAAAATTCTCGATAAAACCCTGGGCAAAAAAAATGACGCGCCCTGACGGTTCGGTTTTTGCGCCTGTGATCGGTGACCCGGGGGATGGTGATTCGCCATCATGCGCCATCATTGATGAATATCACGAACATACTACTGATGCGCTTTACACTACCATGACCACCGGTATGGGGGCTCGTGAACAACCGATGACACTGATCATCACCACCGCCGGCTATGACATTACATCCCCTTGCTATGAAAAGCGTACTCAGGTTGTCGAGATCCTGCGGAGAACCCGTAATGGCGAGGAAAATGAAACCATATTTGGGCTGATTTATGGCCTTGATGACGATGATGACTGGACGACTCCTGAGGCATTAATCAAGGCAAACCCCAACTATGGCATTTCGGTAAAAGCAGATTTTCTCCGGGCTAAACAATTATTGGGTATGTCGACGCCCGGGCAGACAAACAAGATTCTGACCAAGCATTTCAATCGCTGGGTAAGCGCAAAATCAGCTTATTACGACCTGAGAAAATGGATGGATGCAGCCGATAAAAACCTTAAGTTGTCAGATTTTGAAGGGGAAGAATGCTGGCTGGGTATCGATCTGGCCTCGAAAGTTGACCTCAATGCCGTGGTTCCAGTTTTTCGTCGTGAAATAGACGGAATAACACATTTTTACTGTGTTTCTCCTCTGTTCTGGGCACCCGAAGAAACCATTTACTCGCAGGAGACCGCGCTGAAAAGTACCGCAGAACGTTATCAGTCCTTTGTCCGGCAGGGTAAGTTGATCCCGACCGATGGTGGTGAAGTTGATTACAGGCTGATATTTGAAACGATCCTGAAGCTGCGGAATACCGTAAAAATTGCCCAATGCCCCATTGATCCTTATGGCGCGACTTCATTACGTCACATGCTTGAGGAAGAGGGGCTTGAGCCTGTCGAGATAAGACAAAATTTTACCCACATGAGTGATCCTATGAGAGAGATTGAGGCTGCGCTCATCTCGGGGAGATTTCATCATGACGGACACCCCGTCATGAACT